GTGAGAATACTCAGGAGCATTGTGCCAGCTGATCATGACGATGCAGCCAGCGGTTCAATCAACCAAGCGTCGTCACTCTTGGGATCAACTTCGGATTCTCAACCACAAAGTAGTTGTGGACGAGCTTATTCAGGTGCGGGGTTGACTCCATGGCGATCCATGCGTCAGGGTTCTGGTTGTCAATGGTCGTGAAGTCACGAGTGTCAACAACGATGAAGTGCTTGGTGATCTGGATCACATAAACCTTATTGGGTGCAAGCATTGGGAGAAACTTCTCAAGCTTCATCTTTGACTTTGGCTTGGCTGTTTCTTCAGTTGCCTTGGCAATTGAGATCCACTCACCTTTAACACCTAGAGCCTTGCATGACTTCATGAGGTCGGTGTTGGTGATGCCTTTGGCGTGACGCTTGCCACGAATCATCTTCGCAGTCTGGTATGAGTGCTCATAGCTTTGACCACAGACAACTGCGATGGCATATGGACCACACCAAGTTTTGCGCTGGTTGCCGATCCAGTCAGTTATTGCGCGGCGATTTGGGGTATGCTTTTCCATGATATTTTCCTTTCTAAAAAATTAAGATCCGATTACTACTTCAATTCCACGATGGGTGCGCTCAAAGCCTTCAATGTAGTTGCCCCAATACCCAGCAGACTCAACAGCGGTTCCAATTATCTTCTCAGCAGAATCAGAAAACTCGCCACCAGCTACATGAACAGAAGCAGTGGTCATAACAAGATTGTGACAAAAATAAATGTTGTGAATTCCATCTTCTAGCTTCTCACCACAAATAGTGACAGCACGGCGATCACAATCAACGCCCATAGTCTCTTCATTCCACTCACCAATTGACCAAACCATTTCCATTTTAATTTCCTTTCTCAAAAAACAATCTCTACTCTCTTAGTATACGCCAATGAATAGGAATAGTAAACAAAGAAAGTAATTTTGTTTTTCATTAAATTCAAGGACTTATGTTAATTTGCGAATTTTTTCTACATAAATTTTCCTGAATCCGAGCTTTATTGATCCTTTGACGAGATACCAATCACCGATTCTGCCATCCTCAACTATGGGCTTTCCCATCTTATTATATTTGAATCTGTCAATGGTGCTAATGATTGGACCTGTGTCATCCTCGAAAGTTAAATTTAGCCATAAATTATTGGTATCAACTCTGCGACCACCACGCTTGGCGAGATTGACAGTCTCATTCATGTCACGCAAGTTTTTCTCTTTCAGCTTGCCGAAAAATACAAAAGTGCCAGCTCTGTCAGCTTCAAGGTCTTGTATGTCTGTAATAGCCGTTACAATGTTGTGAGAGGCTGGGTCAGCCTTAATATGCCCAAACCTACGTTCGCACTCAAAGATATCGCTGTATGGCGTCTCTCCATTGTCTAGCAGGGAATCTTGCCTTGGTGTCAAAGGTTGATTCATATTGCGCCTGTTAATTATATCTTCAGCCAACTTTGGCCCAATGCCTTTTATTCCTATAAGACCCCCAATCAACTCTCCATCTTGAACAGACCAGTTTAGCTCTGATTTAAATTTGTCATAAGGTTTGTAGACAGCACCCTCTTTAACGACCTCGCGCAAAAGCCTAACACCTTGGTCATCATCCTTAACATTTCGCAAACATGCTGCAGCAAACTCAAGTGGAAATTTGCTTTTCAAAACACAGCACCAATAGCTAACCATACCATATGCTATTGCATGGCTTCTGTTAAATGCCCATGAGCCCATTGTGTTGATGTTATCCCAGATGCGCTGGGCTTGGTCTTCTTCTATTCCATTCTCAGCTGCACCAACTTTGAATCTTTCCCAGAACTTGTCAAAGTATTCTTTACCATATGATTTGCTCATTGCTTTGCGGAGAGTTGATACATCTTCCCAAGTCAACTTTCCGACTTCTCTGGCTATTGTCATGACTTGTTCTTGATAGACAACCACGCCATATGTCACTTTTGTTATTTCTTCTGTCAATGGGTGAAGATACTCAACAGGCTTTTCACCTGTCCTGCGTTTAATGTATTGAGTTGTTCCTCCAGAGTTAAGTGGTCCAGGACGAGCCAACGCAGTTATTGATGCCACATCCTCAAAGTTTTGAACTTTCATCTGGCGTGTTAATGACTGGAGTGCATAACCTTCAAACTGAAATATCCCAGCATATTTTTCATCATTTAAAACTTTAAATGCTTGTGGGTCTTCCAGATCGAAATTTATAAGTTGCTCACGCTCCCAACCAACTTGATCAAGAACATCTTGCAAAACACTCAGCGTCCTTAAACCCAAAGCATCAATCTTCAAAAGATTAAGATCCTCAGCATCTTTTTTATCGATCATTGCTGCACCTGATTGGTGACTTACTGAGCAGTATGTGTGAACTGGTTCTTCAGTTACTATTATACCTGCGGCGTGAACACCTGTGTGGCGTGCATGGTTTTCCATTTCAGCTGCAATCTTCATCTGTGGGTATTTCTCAAGAACTTTCCTCCCAACATCCAGTTCATTGAAAGTATCAAGTATGCAAAATGCCGAACGAGAATCACCAGAGCTTCTCTCAATAATAGCACCTTTTAAATCATTGACCTCCCAAGCTGGTATTCCTAGTTCTTTTGAAACTTCTGCTATTGTGCTTTTTGCTTTATAGCGGGACACTGTTCCGAGGTGAGCAACTTTTTCTTTACCGTACTTGTCTCTGAGATATTGAATGACCATCTCTCTACGGTCGTCCTGAAAATCAATATCAATGTCAGGCAAGTCTTCACGAGTTATATCAATAAATCTTTCAAACAACAAATCATGCTTAATAGGATCAATATCAGTTATGCCAAGCAACCAACAAACCAATGACCCAGCAGATGATCCTCTGGCTGGGCCAACAAGCATATGTTGTTTTGCATAATTTATCATATCAGCTATAACAAAGAAATAGTCTTCAAACTCTTTGCTGGATATCATGTCCAGCTCTCTTTTCAGCCTAGCTTTGTATTCTGGGTCACCAAGGTCAACTCTCCTAGGAACTGCACCTTCTTGGCAAAGTTGAAGCAAAGACTTAGTTTGCTCAAATGATATCATCTGCGCAACAGGCAAATCAACTTCACACTGAGATGCTATTTCATAGGTGTTGCTGAAAGCATCATCAGGAATCCAATTTAAACAACTTCTCAGATCCCATTCATTAAGTATATGCATTGGCTTGGTTCGGTCTGTCCTATTGCGGCCAACAAGAACCTCATATGCTTTTTTATCTTTAACTGAAGGGAAAAAATTATCGCTTGTCGCCAGAGGCTTGAATCCTTTTGAATCGCAAAAGTCAAGAGCTTTCCGAGTACTCATTGGATTCATCTCAATATAAAGATCGTCTTTTTTGGCCAAAGGAAGCATTCCCCACTCTGGGTGAGTTCCGCTGGTTATTATAACATTATCAGAGATGTCAAAAAGATCAGAGTATCCAAGCCTGTTGAAGTAGTAGAAGTTTTCTTTTTGGGTGCTTCTTGTGGCAAGCTCGTATATCTCTTTGAGCCCTGTATTGTTTTTGGCAATAAAACACATTCCATTTGCGGGTTGTTTTTCGCGTGCCAATGGATCTCCGACGACTGGTATTTCAACTCCGAACAGAGGCTTCTTTCCTGCTTCTCGGCATGCACTGTTAAAGGCAACATGACCCCAAGTACCAGAATCAGCAATGCCAATGGTATCACCCTCGCACGCTTCAATAACTTTTGATAATGGGCCATATGCTTTACGGAATGAATATTCAGTTCTTGCTCTAACATTAATCATTTTCCTTTCTCACTTTCATTAACAATTTTATTATATCACTTTTTATTTGAAAATTAGCGAACTGGTCTAGGGGTGCAACAACATAATTTTTTTGCCAATCAGAAATAATCTTAGTAACCTCTGAATTTATTTGGTCCTGCGTCATCAAATGTGCCCTTCACTTCTGTACCACTTGAGTATTTTTATAGTTGCTTCGACATCATTAACAGATCTGTGGGCATCTTTTATTTCTTCACCAGTGACTTCTTTGTGAATGTCACCTAGCTTTCTTTTTTTGCCCCAGACGCTTTCCCCAACTTCAACAGTGCAAATGTGATCATAAGGCCAAGGAAAGTGCAAAAGTTTGTCTATGCGCTCAAGATCAAATTTAAGCACCTTGCGATCAAAAGGCAAGTTGTGAGCAACCATAGATTTGCTTCCTAGGAAAAATTCACAAAGCCTGTTGTAGTTTGCTATGAATGGCTTTTCACCTTTAAGCATGTCGTCAGTTATCTTGGTAATCTTTGTTATGACTGGGTCAAGTGGGTGCCCAGGATTGCAAAAGAACTCAAGCCTGTCAATCTCTTCAAGAGATTCATTTAATTTGATTGCACCAAACTCAATAATGCGCGGTTGCATATTTAAATCAGAACCCTCGGCTTTGGGCAAACCTGTGGTCTCTAGGTCAAACACTATCATTTAATCTTCTCCATCCAAAGATTGAAGCATGAATGCGTAAACTCCCATATCGTGAATTGAATCTTCGTGAGATCCTGGCCACCCTTGGCAATAGCGCGTCATCTTGGCAACAAGCATGTTAACAATCCCGAAACGGTTGTGCTCTTTTTCAGTTGAAAGTTCTATACCATTGGGGAACAAAGCCATCATAACTTTTCCGTGCTGATGATAGTTA